TTAATGAGTTAACTGGTGTTCCTGTAAGATTTCTTTTTGCTTTCTACCACGTAAGGTAATGTAATTGTTTTTGAACCAAGACCATATAGCAGCTCCGAATACTAGTATAGTTGAAGTGATTTCATACCAAATTGTTTCATTACCTGGGATAGGATTAAGATCAAAAGTAACTAAGATTTGATTGATTAACGCTATAAACAATACTAAAGTGCGCGTGACGGTTGCTTTATCCATACAAATCACCCCATTTAAAATTTTGCTAAAAGCAAAGCAATTGCTCCGCTTATTATTCCTGTAATAACTGCGGTAACAATTGCTTTAGTAATCATACGTCTTATCCATTTCGTATCATCTTGTATAGATGCTAGAGTTGACTGTAAATTAACGATCTTTTCGTCTTGTTTAGCATCATTCATTTGTAATCTATTAACATCATCTTTTATGTTTTTTATATCGTTTCGAATTTCCAAAATATCCTGCTGTGTTTTGTCCATAGGCTCCACCTCTTTATTTAGCATTCTTACATCCTATCCTCATTGCTTATTATTGAAAATTTATAAATTCATAAACAACAAGTAACAGGTAATAAGGAAGACAGTTGGGTAAATTATAGAGATTATTTTGTTGGGGACCTTTAACAAAGACAGTATAACAACCAGAACTACCGAAACAACAAAAGGGATACCCAAGATTTTTAACATTCCAACCAATAAAGCATCCATTGACGAACTTAGTGGACTCCAATCTATTTGCCTTTAGCACCGCTGCTTTTCTTTATCGGCTGGAACATACAAGTTTTTACCCATAAAAAATAACGCTTATTCAGCGTTTTTGATTTATATTATTTAGAATTTCGCTGTGCATAGAAACAATGATACTTTCCCTCGGTATCAGAGGTTTTAATTATACTTAATATCTTCTAAATGTTGAATTGAATTTTAATTTGTACTACCAGTTAATTTGGGGGAGGACAGACAAGATTTCATTTCCACTGTCTTTCAATAATGATAAATTTACTTCCAATTGAGAAAAGTATCTTCATTCAAGTGAATTCTTCATGGCATTCATACTGAAATATGTTTTATATTTATTTAATAAGATTCACAAAACCTTCTCAATTTAGAATTTCTATCAATCAGCAAATAAACTCAGATTTCCGTATTCATGAATATTTGCAGGAAATTGTATTGGGATTCCCGCCATGTTATTAACACATAAAACAGACTCTGTTACTGTAGCTGTAACATAGATTGCGTAGTTCATTGCATAAGTATTACTCCATTGCCTAAAGGTATTTCCTGTTACAGTTATACGCTGAGCACCCGATGTTATACGAATTCCTTGAAATACAAAGCCTTTTTCTAGATATCCGATACCAATAAAGTTATTACCACTTATGTTTACAGTATCACTACCACTTACCCAAACACCATGCTCTCTAATGTAGTTAAAATTATTATTAGAAATAATAATAGCCCTATTACCTGTAAAACAAGTAATGCCATTTTCTCTAATCGACCTAAACAAGTTTGAACTTACCGTTACCATCCAAGTTTCACTTAAAGTAAGACCCGTCCCATGGATATTATTAAAAACATTATTATTAATTAAGACTTCATCCAATAATCGTAAATAAACTGCTCTATTATTGTAATTATTTATAGAATTATTCAATATAGTTACGGTACGTATTTTAGCAGTATCATTCCCATCAGCACTAATTGCTGATGCATATGATCCACCACCATCAATTAAATTTCCTTTAACTATTATTCTTTCACAATCATTACTTTCACCTGTATAGTTACCTTTTTCATCGTAACTATCTTCATCATCTAAATTGTTTACGTCTAACCCGATTCCACCTCCACAATTATAAATCATATTTCCTTCAATGATTACATCTCTCCAAGAGTAAGCTCTAAAAGCCCACTGGAGACAATCATTAACAATATTATTTTTGATAATTACATTCTCATGCCATTTACCATACGTAGCAGAATGTGACCCTACCGCTCTTCCCCATGCCCCTAACTGATTAGAACTGCCAAAAAAATTGTTTTCTATAATAATATTTTTACACGGGGTATGATCATAACTAGAGCCCCCCCAAGGAAATACACTTGAGTTCTTCGCCAAATCTAATTGTATTGCTTCAGAATAAGTTCTACTTCCATTAAGATCATCAAAACCCAAAAATTTACTATTCATTACTGCACCATTACAAATCGCATTAAACTCAATTGCATGACCTCCACCGTGGTTTATAAGGGAAACATCTTCTACAAGTATCCCTTTTGCATGAGCTAAAACAAAACTAGTACCACCAGTATAATTAGGGTAATTAGCATTCCACTCCCCACCTTTAATGGTGATATTACCATTTCCTCGATATTCTTCCATTTCATCAGTAGATAACAGATTCAATAATATTGCTCCATTATGTTCTTTACTAAAAAATACACCCTTTTGCGCATCGATAAATGTATTACTATATAATCTCAAAGGTGCAGTAAGTCTGTAGTGACCTGGAGGAAAAACAATTCTAATTCCAGAGGTTTTAGCAAAATTTAATAGTTCTTGAATTCCCAATGTGTCATCATTAATACCATCACCAATGATGCTAGGGTGGCTAGTAGCAATAAAATAAGTGCTTATTTCTTCCGCTGCACCTTTAATCTTTTCATATATTTCACTCATTAGAAGTAACCTCCTCATTAAATCCACTTATTTCTCCATTGAAAGCATTATATAAATAATAATGCATCTCGGCTTCTTTTCCCGATAATGATTCTTCATAATTACTTAGAGAATCAGCTATTGTAAGAATCGCTTCTTCTAAGTTAGGATTGTTCAATATATAAAACTCTTCTAGTAGATCTTTATATTCTTGATTAAATGCATTTATATCACTAATTAACACACCATCTGATTCACTCTTGATAATTTCTCCATCGTCATTTTTTTCTGCGTATTCTTTAATTAGAGTAAGTTCTTCTTCAGCAATTTTTGCGTTATATGCAAGCATAGCATTTACTAGTCGCATACGGTGTATATTTTGTTTACCTTTTAATAATAAATTATTCTGAAGAAATTCCGCTGCTTCTTTTAGATACTTATTCTGTATTCTTATCATCAAAATCCACTCCACATATATTTTATTATATAAATTAATCTAAAATTTTTTGATTTAATTCTTGAATTGCTTTTACACAGTACATTAATAAGCTATAAATATCTATAGCCGAGAAATCATTTGTAGCTACCTTAGGACTATGTTCAGCAATAAGTCCAATTTGTCTATTATCAAGGATATTATTTTCAATATCTTCTTTGAAATCATAATTAACTACATTAAGACCCTCAATTATTTTTAATGCATTGCCCTTAAACTCCTCGATATTAGTTTTATGCACAATACTAGAAGCCGTCTCAAACTTAGAGGCCTGTATTGGCCTATACCCAATCCCCTTGCCGCTATTGTATCCATTATTATTTGTAACCCTAACTTTCCCATTGGCACTTCCACTTGGTACTCCCAAATATAAATTGGTCGCATTTGTACGTAACCCTCCAGCACTTAAATAACTTCCTGAACTGAGAGTTCCACCTCCAGAACCATTAATATATGCAGTTCTGCCTCTTGAATCTTTAAATGAGGATGCTCGTATTGGATAGTAACTTGGGTTGCCATTATTGTAGAATAATTTATTCGTTACCCTGACTTCCCCATTGTTAGTACCACTTACACCAAGATATAAATTCTGTCCAACATTATCAGGTACACCAATAACTGCTGATCTCAAACTTGTCCCCGATACTATTACAAGATTTTTAGGGTCCAAATGTATACTTCCATTATCAGTTCTTAATCCTATATTTCCTGCCATGGAATATAATGTAAGTCCTGATTTAGAATTAGTGGGAGAATATTCAGCACTATGAAATTCTATAAACCCAGATGCATCTTTATCGTCTCCATAAGCATCAGCATAAGTGGAAATTCCCCAGTCACTAAAATACAGTGACCAATTCTCTGTATCGTTACGCGCTCTAAAATACCCATTTTCCAATCTTAATTTAATATCATGTGTAACTGTACTATCTCTCCAAGTTCTCCGATGCTTACCTCTAGATTCTAATAAACTACCTCGAATTCTTGTATAATCATCCCCACTTCCACCAATAATCTGCACATTATTTGCATTCAATTCCCCTGATGTAATCTTTGTAGCTGATATATTAGCTATCTTGGCACTATCTATAGTTGCATTAGCTATTTTTGCATTTGTAATTGCACCATTTTCAATTTGGCCAGTACCAATCACAGCAGTACCAAGTTTTGCTTTATCAATTGCTCCATTAGCAATATGAGCATTCTGAATAACCCCGTTATTAATTAATGTGGTACCGTCAAGGTGTATAAGATTACCTTTAATTTTTACTCCTTCTTGACTGAGGTTAATTTGTGAAACTATATTATCTACGTCTACTTTCAAATCTATTTCAGTAGCTAATTGATTAATAGTCGATTCTGCTTGATTCATTCGATTCTGATTATCAGTTACATCAAATTCAATACTAGATACTGTCGTTTCTATACCTTCTGCCAATTGTTGGACATCACTAATAGACTGCCTAAGAATGCCAGCCTCATTGTTAAATATTGTTTGCTCTACTCTATTTCGAATTTCTATTTCATTTTGTTCAATGAGTGAAGAATGTTGCTCTAAATCTTGTATAACACCATTATAATCTGTTTCGTATTTCGTCAGGCTCACTTTATTACTTATCATATTGTCAATGTCGGATATCGTATAAACATCATTGATATTTACTTTATCTACTAGTTGACCTTCTACATATTCCAGTTCATTCGATAAGCTGCTTACGTCCTCCATTATCTCATCACGTGTATCACTAATTTCACTATCCGTATATTGTTTTGCTTGCTGGTTAATAAGATTTTTAGCTTCTTGAGATATCTGTTTAAAACTTACCCCATCTGTACCGATAATATCGCTAATATTATGGAGTTCACGCATCCTTTCTGCTAGTTCTTCACCAAATAATATATCTTCACTAATCACCCGATGCGTATTTGCTTCAACTTGCTCTGACCATTCACTAGCAGTACCATGATGATTGATAGCTCGAACATAATAGTACCATTTCTGATCTGTCTCAACTATATGAGAAAAAGCGGAAACATTTCCTTTCCATAATAAATGTTGAGAGTCTGGTTCAAATTCTTTTACTTGTGAGCCGTATACCTCATAAGCGTCAACATATATTTCATCTGTATAATCCCAGTATATTTGAATGGTTTTAAATGCTCCATAAGCTTCCACATTCGTTGGAGGTGATGGTTTTTTATCTGGATAGCTATCTTTGGAGATAGTACCAACACTTTCCCACTTTTCTCGATTTCTATCTATATCTTCAATAACTTTATCAATTCTGTCATCGTATAAATTTAAAAATTGTCCCATTTCAACTTGAACTGTATCAGAAGGACTGAGAACATCGTATTCCATAGCAATGATTCTTGTTTGTATTTCAATTGGTCTTGCAAAATTACGATCAATACATATTGCTGTATCGCCCAATTGGAACCGTTCATTCGCGGTGTCTACAATAAGTTGATAATTTACTTCTGGTAGTTGGGCTTGTATCAGTGCTTCCCATGTTTTTTCTAGCAATTCCTCAGGACTCTCAATTTGAGTATCTTTAAAAATGCCTTGTCTATGCATCAATGTACCATCTTTATTTATACCGTACTCACTAAGAGCGTTCGGGTCACCGATCCACTTTTGACCTATTGGTTTATCAACAGGATTACCATATTCTACTTTCCATTCTAAAGTAGAAAAGTCAATGATCTTTTCATCTACGGTTCCTCCTTGTCCAAAGAGTGCCGTTTTCGGATAGCTAATAATTGTCCGCTTCACATTGGTAGCATTGTAATCTATTTCAAACCTTAGCCCATTATCTTCACCTAAGCGATGCTGAAACGATACGGTTCTAATAATCTTATTATTGTCATCAATACTTATAGTATCTTTAAATTCAATTCCCCATGTAGTAGTAATCATCAACATAGCTTCTAAAGAAGATTGATATTCAATCTCTAAATTAGCATTGGTATCGACAGAATCAACTTGGAACTGCCATCTTGTTCTTTCCAATACTTTTTCAAGTGCTACAGCAAGTGGCTGATTTTTTAGATTCAACTTTTCTATAATATGTTCATTTAGTTCCATTAACGCTGAAGTACACGTCGCAGTAGTAATAGAGACCCCCATATCTGTAGTATCATCTATCTCTTTAATCGTAAATAAACGATAGTCACCGCTCCGATCACGAAATATGACTTGATTTTCCTCTTTTATATGTTTCGTTATGTCTTCGTTCGCCTCAACTTCAAATTGAAACGGTGTATCCGGGATTTGATTGACTTCCTCTCTGAAACGGGTTTGAAGTAAACCTGTATCTTCTGAAATAATAGTTTTTAAATGATCATCTTGATCAAAAATGAATAATTCACTCATAGATTCCCTCCTTTCTATGAATAATCTTTTTTATTATAAATTAAAGTACAACCGTGGCTTGTAATAATTTCCGTATCTCCAGGTATTAATTGCTGAAAGCTCGATTGTAAACTAACAGTTTTTCTTAAGTCATGTTGACTATTCAGTAAAACTTTTCTTTTATCGTATTCTATGAACAATTGATCTCCTTCAATAAATTCATAATTTAAATAAATATAAAGTCCCTTACTTTCATTAAATGAAAAATAACTTACATTTTCAGTAAAATTCACCTTGATCTCCCAAGATGTTGGCTCTATTGACTCAATAGAATATGATTCACTATCCCGATTAATATCTGTCTCTACACGCTCGAAATATTTCGCAGGATCTGTACACAAAAAGATTAAACTTCCTTCTATTGAATTCGAGTCCTCTTCTGGTATATCTGCTTCTTTAAATGTTGCAAGATAATAGGCATTTTCATCAGTAAACCTTAACTTTCTTTTTTGACCTTGTAAAAGAGTATAGAGTCGGTGGAATCTATTACGAAATCCTGAATTTGTTTTATCTTCCAATAGAAACTTCACTACTATCTCTCTTGGTTCATATTTAAAATCTCCTTCTCTTAAACCATGCATTCCTAAATACTCATTTGTTACTATAGACTTTGAAGGCAGATTTCTTCCTGAAATAGAAGTAGTTATAAACCTTCCTTGTGTATCTGACAATAGATTATCTATATTCATGTCATTATAGGTGGTTTGTAGAGAAGAGGAGCCATTTATAGGCTCCTCTCTTGGAGATGTATCCGTAAATAAATACATATACTTTCCCCCTTTTTATACTCTTCTAGTACGAAAAGCTTTTCTTTCTTGTACATGTGAGATGTCTTCCACAAAAGATTGAAAATCGCTATTTCCAATTCTTAGATTGATATAGGCTGGTTGATTAGATTGTTCGACATTGGACTGTACTGCTACGCTTTGAGGATTAGAAAATTGATGTACGCTATTTACTTCTCCTGCTAAATCCAAATTCGGACTCATCTCTGCATGAAATGCCTTTGTTGCACCGTTTGTTACATTCACCATTGCTTTACTTAGCTTCCCTGACATTTGGTTCACTCCAACAATAAAGCCTTCCATTGTGTCATCACCAATCCCCATAAATAACCTTGATGGAGATTTTATGCCTAAGAAACTTAGTACACCGTTTACTGCATCCTTGGCTGCTTGAACAGCAGAACTAACCAAATCTTTCGCCTTATCTTTTATACCTGTAATCATTCCAGAGATAAGATCCTTACCCGCTGTTACAAACCTACCTGCTGCTTCTTTCACACCCTCTATTGCTTTAAATACCATATCTTTTCCAGCTGTAGCTAGTCCGGACACCTTTTCAGCAATTCCGCTTAACACTCGAGCAACTAAATCTCTACCGATAGATAACAGTTGAACGAGTAGGCTACCAATTCCTTTTAATAGCGATAGTACGATTTGTACACCAGCACTTAACAGTTGTGGCAGCATCGATATAATTGTTTTCGCTAATTGCATAATTAATTGTATTCCCGTACTAATTAAGGACGGCAGTACTTGTAATATACCTTGTATTAAAGACATTAACAGTTGAATACCCGTTTGAATCAAACCAGGTAATAACTGGATTACCGTATTAACAAGTGATGTTATAAGTTGCATACCAACATTTAATAATTGTGGTATGACAGTAATTATCCCGTTTATTAATGAGGTTAATATACTTATCCCCGCTTCGATAATCATTGGCAGACTTTCGACAATTAAATTTATAAAGGTGGTTACAATTGTTAAAATAGTTTCAACAATCATTGGTAAGGCTATCAATAAACCATTGATAATCGCAGTTATTAATTGTATTCCCATATCTAAAATCATAGGAAGATATAAAATAATTGTTTCAGTAATAGTTGTTATTAACGTAATTATCGTCGTAATTACTAACGGCAACATCATCACAACAGAATCAATAAGTGATGTTACAATCCCTGAAAATACTTCAATTAGTAAAGGAAGCATGGTTGTAAATGAACCTAAAATGGTCTGAATTAAGCTCGTCACCATCTCTATTAATAAAGGTGCTTGTTGAATTACACCAGTTATAAAACCTTGTAAAAAACTTATTCCTGTTTCTAGCATTACTGGGAGCATAGTAGTTAAAGTAGTAACAATGGTAGAAATAATACCTGATATGTCAATATTACTTATGGAATCTACCGCACCTGTAAATACCGACTGAATAGCCGCCCATGCAGAATCAATCGCTCCTCGAACCGTTTCATTCGTTTGATATAATTGCAAAAGAACACCTATTAATCCAGCTATCACAGAAACAATCGTAAGAATAGGATTTGCTTTTAATATCCCCCACAACTTCTTCCCAGTAGATTGAATTGAATTGAATGCAGTAGGAAGACTCTTTGTCACATCTTGCATTGACTGAATCGCGGCAGTAGTATTATCAACAGCACCAACCAATCCTGTGAACATCCCTGTGAAACTTTGAACTGTGTCAGATTGTAGATAATCCTGTAATTGCTTAAACAGACCAATTCCTCCGGTCACTGTACTTAATTGATCAACTAGTCCTTTTACTGAATTCCCAGTATCAATAAGTTGATTACCTAGCCCACCAACTTCGTCAGACATATTTTTGAATTGATTCACATAACTTTTTACTCCGGTTATTTCCAAATAATGTTCTACAGATAAACTATTGGACATTTATTCCACCTCCTCCCTTTTATTAACTCTCTCAGCTACCATAGCCATTTTCTTTTCCTCTATGGTGACATCTTTATGATTTATACCAACCTTCTTTAATCGTTTTTCATAATTAAAGAAATCATTAAACGCTTTATACACATATTCCTGTTTCGGATTTTTAGAGGATCCTTTGGTTCGTTTGGCTTTAACCTGATGATTTAACCATGCTTGAAGGTGCATATCGTACTCTTTATCTACTCTAGTTAAATAATACGACCGCATTCTAAGTGTATATTCATACATCGTTAAACAGTCAATATCTTCCAACGATGTAAAACCAAGATATCGAAAACAATTAATAATAATTGTTTCATACGTAGTTCTTGATGTTTCCCTTACTTGGTTTTTACCGCTTTTTCCTGAAAGTCTTTGAGTGTGTCTTTGACCATTACCGACTTCCCCATTTCATCCAATAATTCAGTAAATAATGTAGATAATCCATCATGTATTTCTGCATATTCTTCAATAGCTGATTCAATTTTTGATTGTTTAGGAGTATTGGTGTGATGTGAAATCCCAGCTTTAATAACTTCTACCAAAGCAGTTGGATTTTTTTGTACTAAATTAATATAAGCTAAGTTTACTCCCATTCCGAACTCTAACCCTTGATAGTCAACTTTATATACTTCATCTAGTTGTCTAATAAATTTTATACCAAATTTCAATGCATATTCTTTGTTATTAACTTTAAATTCCATACAAAATACCACCTTTTACAAGATTTAGAGAGCACGTATTGTGCTCTCATTTATTTATTATTCATTTACTGGTGCTTCTTCTACTACAGTATCTTGAAATACGTACTGAACTGCTTCTTCTTGCTCAGTAGTTAATGTTGCCATCCCAACTTGAGGTTCTAATTCTACTATGAAGTTACTCGATACTGTTGCTTGTTCTTCAGCATTCGCAGCACTCTCCCAGGAATCTAAGTATCCTTGAGCATAAACAGCTGGATATTTATCTCCCTCTTTTAGTGATTCATCTACGGTTACTTCCCATAACTCAATTTTTTCACCTTTCTTCACTGCATCTTCTAACATTTCTCGTACTGGATCATCTTTAGACTGGATTGCTTCAATACTTACTTCAGATTCTAGTTCTCCAACTTTTACAATCGTTCCATCTTTCGTGATAATACGATCAAGTGCACGGGAGTACGAAAATGTATGTTCCGTTTGAAACACTAGCTTCGCAGCCTCATTTGTACTTTCATTTAATAAACGAAATAATAAAACCTTGTTTTTTCCTTGTAACATCTCTGCCATCTAAAATTCCTCCTATAAACATCTAATTTTTGAAGAGAAAACTAATGTTTTGTTGTCTCCCTTCATCCTATAGGTGGGCTTGTATGTCTTTCGTACGACAAGCCACTTTCTTCTTTGCTCGTTGAATAAATTGTTGCACGGAAGATTTCGCAATGTTAAGTTCCTCCGATATTTCCCCCATACTCCATCCTTGTGCCATATGCAGCAAGTAGCACTGTCTTTCTCGAGCAGATAACACCAACAATATCTCCGTAATCATGATTTTTTCATTTTCCGTAAGCTTTCTTTCCGTCGGTTCTATATCTAACGATGGTAATAAATCCATATCGTAAATAACTCTACGCTGATATGCTGAACGTTTATCTACTCCCCCATAGCTGTCAGGTTCTCGTCCAGTATGCATCCAATTCATGGCATAGGACATATCTTTAATCATTTCATCAATTACTTTGATATCTTTTTCTTCCATTTCAACTTCTGGATCTAATCTTTTCTTCATATCCTCTAATGCTTTTTTTCCATATTCGTACTCTGCTAATAAATTATCTACCCAATTTTTATCTTCAAGTTTTCGTCCCATTAGAATAAACCCTCCTTTAAAATAAAAAAGGACATGAGCAACGTAAGTTACGTTATCTCATGTCCTCCAGTTAGCTGGTAGCACAAATTCCTATTTAAACTCTTCACCCTCATCGAAACGAACACGTTTTACTTCTCCTTGATGAGTAATGATTTTTGTCTCTCCATGATCCGGCAAATACGACATCTTTGTTTTTCCTTTTGAGTAGACAATAATAAAAGGCTTGTCCTTCTCTTCGGTGGAATAAGGCAAATGATCTTCTCGAATGAGGATATCTTTTAATCGCATCTTTATCCTCCTCTCGTTATTTCTGTTTTAGAAATTATAAATTTATAGTACATTTCTATTTTAAAAATGTCAACAGTTAAATTTCCAAAAAAGAAACAAATTAGCAGTTTAATAATTATTATGGTATAATTATTTCTAAATTAGAAAATATAGGTGGTATGAAATAATGGATATCGGAGATCGTATCATTCAATTACGCGAAGCAAAACGTTGGAGCCAAAAAGAATTAGCAAAAATAGCTCAAATTAATGTTAGTGTAATGAATCGAATTGAAGCAGGAGATAGACCAATTCGTGGGGAAGAACTAAGTCGATTTGCTTCAATATTTGAAGTTTCTACTGACTTCTTATTAGGGCGAACAAATGAAATTAAGCAAAACACTAGCGACGAAAAACAATACTTCATTGAAAAAATTCAAGAAGATTTTCCAGAAGCTGATTTAATGTTTAATGATTTAGCAAGTTTTTCCTCGAAAGATCTCCAAGATGTTTATGACTACATCAGATTTAAAAAAAGTCAGAAAGAAAATAACGCATAA